GCCAAATTATTGACTGCGATGCTCCAGCTCCACAGGAAGAAGTTTGTGATTATGAAGATAACGATTGCGATACTCGGATTGATGAAGGGCAACGCAATGAGTGTGATGCATGTGGGCCTGTTCCCGTTGATGAGTGTGACGGACAAGACAATGACTGTGACGGCGCAGTGGACGAAGAGTTGATACGTGAATGCGAGACATTGTGTGGTGTTGGTTTTGAAACTTGTTCGGATGGTAATTGGGCTTCCTGCACTGTAGATCAGCCTACTGAAGAGGTAGATCCTTGCGATGGTATAGACCAGGATTGCGACGGATTAATAGATGAGGGCCTTAATTGTGAATGTACCGTGCAAGATGTTGGTGTTTTAATACCCTGTTCTGAACCTCCACTTATTTGTGGCCAAGGATTTAAAACTTGCGAATGTAATGACCCACCAGAGTGCACTGACTTGGCGATGTCTGAGTGTCTGGCTTTATGTGCTCAGTTGGATATATTAACTGATCAAGAATGTGATCCCTATACTGGCATGATTGTAGAGAACGAGATATGTAACAACTTTGATGAAGATTGTGACCAGGAGATAGATGAAGATTTAATGGTGGCATGTTATACAGGCCCCCAAGAGACATTGGATGTTGGGGTATGTGTAGCTGGAAGTATGATATGCAATCAAGGCCAGTGGGGGAACAATGATCGTTGGGATAGGTTTCAAAGAGATTTCTGTAAGGATGAGATTGTACCTTCGCAAGAGGTCTGTGACGGGGCCGACAACGACTGTGATGGTGTGACGGATTACGGAGAAGAAATAAAAGATACAGACATCCTATTCATTATTGATTGGTCAGGTTCAATGGCAGAAGAAATAGCTGCGGTACGCTCAGCTCTGAATAGGTTTGCAGCCCATTTCCAGGCAGAGGAGAAACTGCATTGGGGTCTGGTTGTTGGTCCCAAGGAAGACGAACTGGGGAGAGAGCGCCTGTATTTGATATCAGATATTTCTCCTTTTGATAGTTTTCTTGCTTCTTTCGCTGGCTTAAATGGGGATGGAATGGACACTAGCGAAGAGATGCTTAGAGATGCCTTATATTTTTCTATAAGAGACATTTCATCAACTGCTAGTTTAGATGTCAGCAATTCCTCCTGGCGTTCTGATACAGGATCAACACCTAGTAAAGAAAATTTTAAAATTAGCTGGAGACAAAATGTGGATAAAATCGCTATTGTCTTCTCTGATGAAGAAGATCAATCTTGGCTAAGGCCAGAGTTAACTCCAGATGTAATAAGCGATACTCTGGCAGGCACAACAAGATTTAAATTGTATACCTTTATAACGGGATATAATTCTGGGAACTGGGAATCGTGGGCTACGCAAACTGGTGGTAGAAAATTTGAATTGACATGGAATCAGAATCAGATGTATGAAAATTTAATGTCAATAATAGATGAGGCATGCTTAGGCCCTGACAGCGATTCGGAAGAACAAACCAACAATAGCATGCAGCCTATCAATTTCGTTGCGTATCGTTATGATTATGTAGGCTTAGTGTGTCTGTGAGGGAGGAGACTATAATAGTTGGATCTAGTCTTCATGCGCTCTTGTTAAGTTATCATAAAGATGTGCCGATAGTACTGTCTGATTTTAAGGTTCCATCGTTAGATGTTCGCTTTTCTTCGCCTTTGGAGATAGAGAATATATCGTTCAATAGACACAGCGATTGTTGGCAGTTTCTAAAATTTGTGGTTTCACAGAAGGGTTTACTGAGAAACAATTCCAGTCCTGATTATGTCAGAGTGGAGGACAAGATATATTTTAATTCATCTGCCAGGAAACTGTCTTTGGAGTATGAGGAGTGTCTATTATTCAGTGATTCTAAAATAAAATGCGTCAACGGCATCAAAAAAACAATTAATTCAGGGTTGTATAAAGTTCTGGATTTTGTTAAAATATCTCATTGTGATGTATCAAAGTTGGATACCATATACCCAGAAGACACGCACATTGAGAAAATACTTTTTGAAGGCCCCCGGAACGCTTTGTGTATTTCGCTTTTAAATTTCCAGCAATTGTTGGACTTTGATTATTCTGATACGATGTCAAGATTTATACTAGAGAAACAACTTAAGAGTTTAAACGTTGAGACAGCACCAGCTACCAAGGATGGTAAATACAGAAGAAAACCTCTTCTGATCGTCACTTCAAGGCAGGTTGAAGATATTGAAAAGACTATATTTCACGATAGCGAGAAGATAAAGAATTATGGATACGACGACGAAAAGCGCATTGAGCAAGCATATCGCAGGGATTGTCCCAGTATCTAAAATTGATTCTGATTTTGATTTATTCCTTCACCCTTGTGTTATGCCACTAGATAATGGTTTTTATGCTATACAAAGAAGTATAATTGAATGTGCATATGCTGGGTGTAAAACAATATGGATTGTTTGTGATGATTCTGTCGCACCTCTAATTAAGAAAATATGTGGCGACTTTGTGCAGGACCCGATTGCAATAACAAATTCAAAATACAAGACATTTCCACAGGAAAACTTAAAATCAATACCAATATTTTATGTTCCCTTGTCTTATAAAAATCAAAACAAGGAAGGGATAGGAATGTCTGTGCTAGATGGTATAACTGCAAGTTTTTTAGTTAGTGACAAAATATCCAAATGGGTTATCCCACAGAGGTACTATGTGTCTAGTCCATATGGCGTGTATGATCCATATTGTATCAAAGAACAGAGAGATCAAATATTAATAAATGATTCGTTTCTATTAACTTGCAATGATAAAAGTATTTTTACTAATGATCATTTAGGTTTTAGTATAAGTCCGAAACAGTTCAAGCATTGCAATTATTTATTCAAAAGAATGGATGTAAAAACAAAGTTTAATCTTGACATTATTTTTGGGAATGATATAATGAGAGAAAATATGGGCACTGGCTCCGTTGATTGTTACTACAATATAAAAGATTGGGAAGGGTACCAATCAGTCTTCAAAAACGGATTAAGTTTTGAATCAGTGTCGTTCTGGAAAAGTTTGTTTACTGGTAATATTAAAAAAATTGAAAGGCAATTATAAATGACAGAAAACCGAGAAAACCCATCTATACCTTTTGTTGGATTGCATGCGCATTCCGTTGCAGGTTCCTTGTTTGATGCGTTAGGCTACCCACAACAACATATGGACTTTGCTTATAGTAATGGCATGAATGCTTTGGCCCTTACTGACCACGGAAATGCAAATGGATTAGCATATCAGGTATTGCACGCGAAAAAGATGCAATCTGAGGGTAAAGATTTTAAACCGATCTTTGGCTGTGAGGCTTATTTTATTCCGTCAATTGCTAATTGGAGAGAAGACTATAATAAGGCTCGCGAAGATGCCAAGAACAAAAAACATTTAAAGGATGTCAAGACCGGCACCACAATTGAAAACGAGGCTTCAAAGAAAATGATGAAGTCTATCTTAAATCGTAGAAGTCATCTCATTCTTTTAGCTCAGAACCAAACAGGCTTGCAAAATATTTTTAAGATGATTTCTAAATCATATAGTGAGGAGAATTTTTATCGTTACCCTCGCGTTGATTACGCTATGCTTAAAAAACACGGTGAAGGTGTTATTGCCGCTAGTGCTTGCCTGGGTGGTGTGTATGCTGGTGATTATTGGCAAAACCGCGATGCAGGTGAGGATGCAATTACCGATGCTATGAGGCACACTACACAAAAGATGCAATCTATATTTGGCGACAGGTGGTATGGTGAGCTTCAATGGAATAACATACCGGAACAACATGAATTGAATCAATATATAATCCAGATGCATTATGAGTTTGGCGTTCAGCTTATATCAACAGCTGACTCACATTATTATTCGCCCGAAGCCTGGAAGGACAGAGAACTTTATAAGAGATTGGGGTTTCTCGGTAAGAGACCGGAGTGGATGAGTGAAGACTTGCCAGTTGATGTTGAAGAAGTTGGTTATGAGTTGTATCCAAAGAATGGAGACCAAATGTGGGAGTCCTACAAGAAGTATTCTAAGGTTTGTGGGGTTAAATATAATGATGATCTGGTCCTTAACTCAATAAAGGAGACACATAATATAGCCTACAACAGAATAGAAGCTTTTCTGCCAGACAATACAGTTAGGTTGCCTGACTTTGTTGTGCCAGAGGGTCAAACACCAGGCCAGGCTTTAGCTATGCTTTGTATCTCTGGTGCGAGGGAGAAGGGGTTTCACAACAAGCCAGAATACGTTAGTAGGCTAAAAAGAGAAGTGGCGGTTATTGAAGAGCGAGGGTTCTCAAAATACTTTCTAACAATGAAAGCAATTGCCGACAAGGCAACATTGATACAGCTAACTGGTGCAGGCCGAGGTTCGGCTGCAGGTTCTCTTGTAGCATATACTCTTGGAATTACGCAGGTAGATCCAATTAGGCACGGTCTTCAATTTGAGAGATTTTTAACTAAGGGTGGTACTGGGTATCCTGATATTGATTATGATGTATCTGACCCGATGGTTCTTAAGGAACAACTTATAGAAGAGTGGGGAGATTCAACAGTTGTGCCGATAACAAACTGGAACACTCTCCAGCTGAGATCATTGATAAAAGATATATCAAAGTTTTACGGTATAGAATTTACAGAGGTTAACACTGTTACTAACAAGATGGTACATGAAGCTACACCTCTTGCAAAGAAGGCCCACGGTATTACTGCTGGTGTATATAACCCGACCTTTGAAGAACTTATGAAGTATTCTGAATCCTTACAGAAGTTCCTTGATAAATACCCAGACGTTAAGACACACGTTAACACTTTGTATGGACAGACAAGATCTGCTTCTCGTCATGCTGGTGGTGTTGTTGTAGGTGAAAATTTAAATGAGTGGATGCCACTTATTAACAGTGGAGGTGTTAGACAAACTCCTTGGTCAGAGGGCATGAATGTTAGGCACCTAGAGCCAATGGGTTTTATCAAGTTTGATATATTGGGGCTAGCATCTCTTAGAATGATTGAGGGCGCGATAGGACATGTCTTAAAAAGATATCATAACATTGAACAACCAAACTTTAATGATATTAAGAAGTTCTATGAAGAGAAGTTGCACCCAGAAAAGCTAAGCTTAGATGATAAACAAGTTTGGAGGAACATATTTCATGCCGGTAAGTGGGCTGGCATATTTCAGTTCACAGAAGGTGGAGCGCAATCTTTTTGCAAGCAAGCTCAACCAGATAATATAACTGACTTGGCAGCAATCACCTCTATTTATAGGCCTGGTCCATTATCGGCGGGTGTAGATAAGATGTACATTGGGGCTAAGCAGAATCCAGATGATGTAGAATACCTTAATTATCAAGTAAGAGAAGTCACTGAGGAAACTTATGGGTTTCTTATTTTTCAGGAACAGATAGCTCTATTGGCACATAAACTTGGTAAAAATCTGAGTTTGGATGAAGGCAATAAATTGAGAAAACTTCTCACCAAGAAGGGCACAGGCGAGGTGGAAAAAGAGAAGGATAAGATTTGGTGTAAGTTTAAAGATGGTTGTTTAGAAAAGGGGATGAAACTGTACGAGGCTCAGGAATTGTGGGGCAAGTTTGAATACTTTTCGGGATACGGTTTCAATAAGTCACATGCTGTTTCTTATTGTGTACTGTCTTTTCAATGTGCTTGGTTGTTAAACTATTATCCTGAGTGTTGGATGGCTGCGTTCCTTGATAAGGAGCCAGATAGTAGAAAAGAGAAAGCTATAAACATAGCCAAGTCATATGGTTTTGAGATAGAACCACTGAATGTTAATACGTCTGGTGTTGTTTGGGAAATCAGTGCTGATGGTAAGACTTTAATCCAACCATTATCTTCCATAAAGGGCTTGGGAGATTCAGCCATAAAACAAATTATAGAAAATAGGCCCTTTAACACGATAGAAGAGTTTCTGTTTAATGAAAACATTACGTATTCAAAATTAAATAAGAAGTCTGTGGATGCACTCTGTAGGAGCCAGGCGTTGAATTGCTTGATGGATGAAAGGTTCACAGGTCTTAAACATTTCTGGTCTTCGGTGGCTGTTGATAGACCAAGAAAAGAAAAGAATCTTTTAGAGAACATTGACAACTATAGAGACGAAGGAGATTTCACAGAAGAAGAAAAGATTCAATACTTGGTGGATCTAATAGGCGTGTTTCCTATCAGCTTGGTTATGAACGAGGCACTGCAGAGCAAGATTGATAGTTTGATGATACCACCAATATCTGAATTTGATGCAGAGTTACAGGTTTGCTGGTTTATACCTCGCGAAGTCATAGTAAAGAAGACCCGTAATGGGAAAGATTTTTATATTGTAAGAGTTGTTGATTCAAATTCAGAAACCAATACAATTAAATGTTGGGGCGTAAAGCCAGAAAAAGATCATGTGTTTGTGAATAGGCCGTATATGGCCAGGCTTGACTGGGATCCGCAATGGGGTTTCAGCACCAGGTCCGTTAGAAGGATGTTTAAACTACTAGCTTAGAAAGGAGAAAAGATGAAGCTCAAAGTTTACAAAGTTAGAGAAAATGCGAAGTTGCCCGTAAGGGCGCACCCAACAGATGCGGGAATGGACTTATTCTTTTGCCCAGAAAACAATCAGTCAAGAAATATTTATTCTGGTAAAACAGAATTGTTTCCTACTGGGCTAAAGATTTCTGTACCAAACAACCACATGCTTGAAATTAAAAACAAGTCGGGTGTTGCTTATAAGAAACAATTAGTTGTTGGTGCTTGTGTGGTTGACAATGGGTATGATGGTGAAGTGTTTGTCAATCTCCATAATATTGGAACAAATGTGCAAGTACTAGAGCCAGGACAAAAGATAGCACAGGCCGTACTGGTACCGATTGTTACTCCAGAACTTGAAGAGATTAATGAAGATAACATTTACGGCGCAGAGACCGAGAGAGGCGCAGGCGGGTTTGGTTCTACGGGTTTGTATTGATGTCTTCTGCTAATAGAAAATTACGAAGAAATAAATTGAAGCAAGCCAAGAAACAAATGAAAGAAACTCTTGGTTTGTTTGACAAAATACCAAGTATGTGCTTGACTTGTGGAGAGCCATATGATAAAACTAATAGAGAGCATGTTACTACCTGGAATGTAGTGGTTAGAAAGAAAGAAGAAAAAATCAACCTCTATTGCCCAACTTGTTGGAATGATGCTAAGGAATTTTTGGAACAATTAAAGGAGCATATTGATGAAACAAACACATAGTTTTGATGACGTATTGTTGGTACCTCAAAGTAGTGATGTAAGATCTAGAAGCGAAGTAGATCTTACAAGAAAAGTATCCGGCAATAAATTTAGTTTGCCGATTATGTCTAGTCCTATGGATACTGTTACAGAGGTTGATATGGCTCTAAGTATGTTTCGTGCTGGCGGGCTGGGTATTGTTCACAGGTATAATACTATTGAACACCAAGCAAGCCTTGTTAGCGAGATAAGAGATGTATTAGAAGAAGAACAAAGCTCTCAGGTTCATTCTATTGCCGCAGCGATCGGCGCATCTGGGGATTTTTTTGAACGAGCCCAAGAGTTATACAATGCTGGTACTCGTATATTTTGTATTGACGTGGCCCACGGCCATCACACCCTTGTTGAGCGAGCCATCAAGGAGGTTAGGGCACAGTGGGGTCTAAACGCTACAATTATAGCTGGCAACGTTGCAACAGCAAAAGGTTATCTTGATTTGTCAGAGTGGGGTGCTGATGCTGTTAGGGTTGGTATTGGTGGGGGTTCAATATGTTCAACAAGAATCCAAACAGGGCACGGCGTACCTACATTTCAGTCGGTGTATGATTGTAAATACGAAGATGGGGCAGCCATCATAGCAGATGGAGGTATCAAGACGGCTGGTGACATTGTAAAGTCTTTAGCAGCTGGTGCTGATTTTGTCATGTTAGGGTCTATGTTGGCTGGTACGGAAGAAAGTCCGGGTTCTGTACATTCAGCATCTAATGGAAAAAGATATAAGGTATATAGAGGTATGGCAAGTATAGAGGCTCAAGTAGCTTGGCGAGGTAACGCTCGTTCACTGGAGGGTGTTTCTACTACTATACCTTTCAAGGGGCCAGTGAATAAAATACTTGATAACTTAGCGATGAATATAAAGTCTGGCTTGTCATATACAGGTGTGCGAAACATAACTCAATTACAGTCTCGCTGTGAGTTCATAACTCAAACAACGGCTGGTCGGACTGAAAGTGGTACGCATATTTTGAATAGAAATGTATAGATACGGGAAAGAAGAGAAGAAGATAATGTTTGCTGATACTGATAAGCGGCATGCAGAGTTGCGCTTAAAGTTAAGGCGAGATGGATTATCACAAGTTGAATTTTTTAAATCAATTGTGACAGGGTATATAGAAAACGATCCGAACATCGTTTCTTATATATCTTTGATCAAAGAAAACAAAAAACTTATTGGTAAAAAGAAATTAAAGGATCAAAAGTCTTTGATAGAAAAAGGCAATCAAACTCTGAAGGACTTAGGACTGACAGAGGGAGATCTAGATTTCGTTTACGATCTAATTGAAAGAGGAGAAGATGATATATAATGAGTTTACCAGAGTGTTCTAAACGTTGTAAGGAATTGAATGTCGGTTGTCCGAATACTGATTGCAGGATGTGGATTGATTTTCCAAAAGAAAAAAACTGTTGTTTAATTTCAATTGATGATAAAGAAAAGGGTCTTACACTTCATGAAGTTGCTGAGAGGTTGAAAATAAATTACCTTAAAGTTAGACAGATTGAGATGAAGGCATTGAAAAGATTGAATTTTCGCAAGGAGCTTAAGAATCTGTTCTTAAACGAACAGTAATTTATATTCTTTTTGTTTTTATTTAGTCTATTTATATTAGTGTTAGCACAAAATTATTTCTTTTAAATAAAAGGAGAGAGACATGTCAGACAAGAAAACCAAGAAAGCAATTTTGAACGAGACCACAACCCGTAGGTTTTGGCAACTCGCAGGCTTAAAGCCTATCAATGAAAAGGCTTACGTCTTTGAAGAAGATGAAGAGCCGGCTGAAGAAGTGACTGAAGAAGCAACTGAAGAGGTTGAAGAGGGTAGCATCGGTGTCACCGAAGAAGAAGAGCCTATTGAAGAAATGGGCATATATGCTGCTGAAGATGAAGAAGAACTCGGTGCCGAAGAAGAACTCGGTGCTGAAGAAGAACTCGGTGCTGAAGAAGAACTTGGTGCAGAAGACGACCTTGCTGGGGAAGAGCCAGTTGAGGACGCCGAAGACATTGAAGTTGACGTTCCTGAATCTGATGCTGAGTCCCTTAGAACCGCTAGAGACGTTCTTGATCAGATCCTCTCTGCCCTTGATGGCGGAGAAGAGGACACCGACGATGCTCTCGGTGATGAGGAATTGGCTGATACCGAACTAGACGCTGAAGAGCCCCTAGACGGTGAAGAAGTTCTTGATGATGAAGAACCTCTAGAAGAGGTTGATGAAGCAGAACTAGAGGAAGTTGCAGAAAGAATCGCAAATCGTGTCGCGAAGAAGATTCAAGAAGCACTCCAGAAAAAAATCAAGAAAGCTAAAAAAGATTAATTTTGGTCTTGAGGAGCTTTTGAAAATGTGCTACATTTAAAATGGAAATGATACTCTCCTTCCTGTGGTTTGCTGCGGGGGCTGTTTCAGCCCTCGTAGTTAAAAGCACACTTCACTTTAATGAGCAACGCAATACAATTGTAAGGTTGGTTGCTACCTTTACCTACTTAATAACACAACTTAAAAAAGAAATAAGAAAAGGCTACCAACTGAAGCACACAGCCTTAAATTCATCTGAGTTGGATAAAAAAGAGCTTGACAAAATCAAAGAATTAGATAATAATGTAATAGAGAATTGGGAATTGGTTTCGTTCGCTATTATGATGGAATGTTTACCAGAGAAGTATAGAGTATTTTTTGAGGATTCGCCTCTTGTTAAAAAGAAAGGAAGAAAGAAATGATGGACATTGTTGGCTGGAAGCAAGCATCATTGAATGATGATACTATTAAGTGTGTGCTTCAGGTTTCTTACAAAGACGGCAGGACTATCAAAACCGTTTTAAAGCAATTGAGTGACTGGCGTCAATCAGGAGAAGGGTATAGTTATAGCAGTAAGGATGCGATACTTCTCTTTACAAAGGAGTTTAAAAGTGATTACATGTGGAAAAAGTTTCTCAAACAATTTCCATATAGAATCATAGAAAAGTCTAAGAGAAACAAAGAAAAGGTTTATAATGCAGATAAAATTATCAGATAAGATAGAATTACCAGATGCTACCACTATAGAAGAGCAGCAACCAATTTATATAATCAACAACATAGATTCTTCAGACAAGAATGATGGCCGAGATTCATTAAGGAGTATAACACTGTATGGTGATATCCGTGAGACAATGGCTACAGATGTTATTCAAGCTCTGTTGTATTTTGATCACACTAGCAAGGAGATCGTTGAAACAAAAACTGGTGAGACCTTAGAAATTAATAAGCCAATTAAGATGTATGTTTCTACACACGGCGGTGTAGTGAATGACATGTTTTCTATTCTTGATGTGATAGATGACATCAAAAATCGTTGCGCTATTGAAACGGTAGGTCTTGGTAAGGTTATGTCAGCAGGTGTGTTGCTTCTTGCTTCAGGTACAAAAGGAAAAAGGAAGATAGGGAGGAACTGTAGAGTAATGCTTCATAGTGTTGTTGGTGGACAATACGGCTCATTCGCTAATTTGGAAAATGAAATGAAAGAAACCAAAGCACTTCAGGAGATGTTTTTTGATTATCTCTGTAATAACACGAAGCTAACGAAAACCAAAATAAAAAAGCTTCTTATTCCTAATGTTGATATCTATTTATCTGCAGAGGAAGCAATTGAGTACGGGATTGCTGACGAGATTCTTTAGTTATGTCAGATATACTTAATCACTATAGGGATCAATTAATAAAAGAACTGGCAAACGTTGTCGGTTTACCGATGGTTACAGAACAAAGTATTGAAGAACAGAGTGAAGACATAATATTAAGATACACTCCAATTACAATTGATCGTTCTTGGATGGATGATGAGGCTGCGGCAACGTCAGATGCACAATACAATAAACTTAAAAAAGCAATTAACAATCTTGGAATAACAGGAATAGGAGATATTGATGAGTTCGTTGGTGCGATGAATAGCTTTATCTCACAACCAGTGGATGTGTCAAACCATTCCGAAGCAATTTCGCGAGTTGATGTGTTAAGAACTTTTTATCATTTATTGACCTCACCTAATGAACAAAGTAAGGGATATGATTTTGAACATTTCTTGGCACATGTCTTTAAGGGTAAAGTTATTCCAGCACAAGGAGAGCCTGGAATAACGGATGTTTATTTTCCCGGAGATAGAGCTAATATCGCTGCTAAATTCATTAAACCTGGTGCTGTTATTAAGGGCTCTATGTCCGAAATGCAGGCAACGATGGACAATAAGGGTATTGTAAGTTATTTGGTTGGCACCAAAGGTGAGGTGAAAGAAAGGGGGGTCGTGCACTTTCATATGTTTGTGATTGATCGCAATAATATTGACTCCGTACCGGTGTCCAAGAAAGGCCAAATGAATTTTACTATAAAAAAATTAAGTTCACCAGAGTACGCAGATAAGTTTCAATTTCGGGAGTTATCTAATTCTCCTCTTGATTTAAGAGGGTGTTTAGAAGTTACAGAAAAAGTTTTTGAAGCCTTAGACAAAAAGTTTCAAGGTCTTCTAAGAGAGATGCAAGACCTTGTTAACCAAGTAGACGACCTATTGTATTCAGCCACAGATGACAAAGAAACTAAGCAGTCTGCTGGTGCTGCGAAAAAGAAAGCCGAAAAGGTTAGAGCAAGCGCCCAAGATATAGAAACAACTAATTAGTAAAAAATAATCCTTGACACACATGGTATAGTGTGTATAATATTAATATAACAAAGTGAGGTATAATGTCCAAGAGTTATTCTAATGGAAAGAGTTTGTATGAGTTGATGTTGGAAGGTGTTAACACACTGGCCGACAACGTAGCATCTACGTATGGCCCCCGTGGCCGTAATGTAATATTAAAAGAAAAGGGGAAGCGTCCTATCATAACAAAAGATGGCGTAACCGTTGCTAGGTTCGTAACATTGGACGACCCATTTCAAAATGTAGCAGTTGAAATCGTCAAACAAGCATCGGAGAAAACTAATTCAGATGCCGGTGATGGTACTACAACTTCTACAATATTGGCCCGAGAATTGTTCTCTAACTCGCTTGAATTGTTGAGCAAGGGCATATCTCCTATTGAGGTAAAACGTGGCTTAGACAAGGTTTGTGGGCTTGTATGTGATAAAATAAGAGAGGTTTCACGCCCAATTTCTAGTGCCGAAGACATTGCCTTCGTAGCGAAAATATCAGCAAATAATGATTCAGTCATTGGAGATCTTGTATCTACTGCAGTTGATAAAGTGGGAAAGTCAGGCTCGGTGACTATTGAGGATGGTAGATCTACAGAAACTACCCTAGATCTTGTAGAGGGATTTAAATTTAATTCTGGTTTTGTTTCAAATTATTTTGTAACAGACCAAAGAAGAAATGTTTGCAGGTATGAGAATCCGCTTTTGTTTTTGTGCGACTCGCAGATTGAGAACGTTCAAGAGATCTTGCCTGTACTAGAAATTGCAGCTAGAGAGAACAAGCCGCTGGTTATAGTGGCAGATGACATTGCCGGTCAAGCACTGAGCGCGCTTATTATGAATACAGCGCGTGGCTCTATGAAAGTCGCTGCTGTTAAATCACCTAAGTATGGCGAGGAACGTAGAGCAATAATGCAAGATATGGCTATTGCAACTGGGTCCAAGTATTTTAAGACTATGTTTGGTCATGATCTAAGAACTGTCACGATTAATGATCTTGGCACGTGTAATACAGTGGAGATTTCAAAGTATAACACAATTGTTGTAGGTGGCGCTGCTAACACATCAGAATTATCAGAAAGGATTGATGATCTCAGGGAACAAATTAAAGACACAGAAAGCTTGATTGATGCAGAGCAAATACAGGAAAGAGTAACAAGGTTGTCTAGTGGTGTTGCCATTGTGAGAGTTGGTGCAGCAACAGAGATTGAAATGATAGAAAAGAAGCACAGGATAGAGGACGCTTTGGAAGCAGTTAGGTCTGCGCAACAAGAAGGTATTGTTCCTGGCGGCGGCATCACACTTTACAGAATAGCAGAATCTCTAAGAGAGGATGTGAAGGAGCTGGAGCTGTCTAATGAACAGTCTTTTGCTGTTGACATATTTCTAAAAGTATTACGATCTCCAATTGCGACTATGATTGAAAATACCGGCCTAAATTTTTCCGAGATTAATGAACTTCTTTTACAGGAAAAAGGAAATGAAAACATCGGGTTTAATTTTTTGACTGGTGAGTTGGTGGATATGTTTGAGGAAGGTATAATTGATCCTTGTAAAGTGACAGTCAACGCATTAAGGAATGCAGTGTCGGCAGCCGGGACATTGTTGACGACTAATTTTGCAATTATTCAAGATAAAAGTGAAAAGTGAGACATCCAGGTCTATATATTTAGTAGGTTGTCACTTCTATGTGGGTCGCTGTTTTTGTTTTTTAATCACACCAAAACAGGAGGTCCTTATCAATGTCAGAAACGCCAATTAGTAATGAATTTGTCTTGGAATTAACTAGAAAATTAGATAGATTATGTAACTCTATTGATTCAATGAAAGAGAGACAAGATGAGATGGTAGAAAATGTTGCAAAAATCAAAGAAGCGGTATACAATCCAGATGAAGGGTTGTATGCTAGAATAAGAGCATTAGAGAGCTGGAAGGCTACATCTTCCAAAATGTTGTGGACGCTCTTTACAGCTTTGATTGGTTTATCCAGTGCTTTCATATTAAAAACTATAGGAGGTTGAGTTGAAGGTTAAAGTTTCGTATGCAGTTGATTTAAGTGAGGTTCCAGAAGTTTTAAGACAGTTAATCAACAAGAATGCAGAGGTTTTGTCGGAGTTGGCAGAACTTAATGATAATTTGTGTGTGGGTGATTATGGTGTTTCTTCACACAGGAAGCTAGAGGTGTTGGCTGATAAGACGGCATCGTTGGCAGAGAACTATTCAGATTGTGCCTCCATATTAGCAGGGTTTTTACAAACGATGGTACCTGCGGTAAGCCCCGAGAGCGATCAGGAGCTTCAAGAAAAAATTCACAAATTAAAAAAAGAAAGTCAGGAGAATGAAGACAATGTTAAAACTAGAAGTGCTTGAAGATTCTAGACATCAGAGTGGTGATACAACTTTTTTATCAATTAATCCTAGCTCAATTGTAACAATGCGACCTATTAAGAATGGCATATGGGAATACAGACAACCAAGCGGTCCAGATGCACACCTGCAGGAATTTACAGAAATAACATATTCGCTTGGTAATGAAACAAGGACCGTCGTGGCCTTGGGTAATTTTCAGAAACTGTCTAATAGGATTAAGAGTTCAAAGGGGGTGCTTTATGGTTAGGTTTTTTGTTTACGGTAGGTCTACTTGTGAATACTGTGTAGAAGCAGTTCGCATTCTCAGAGATTTAAAAATAGACCATCAATACTTTGATTCTGATCCAGAGTTTTTAGAAGAAGCCAAACAATTTTATAATCGCGAAACTGTACCAATTGTGTTGAAAAACAACAAAAATACTGGTAAGGTTACATTAATAGGCGGTTGTGACGACCTGAAAGAATATTTGGATGTTTAAGTGCAGTTTTATACCTATGTCAGAGTATGAGTCTTTAGGGGACTTAAAAACAAAGACAAAAATGGGCAGGTACCACGGCAGTATGTTTTGGGACATCCCTGGTTTTGCTTCCAAGAAGTGGGTCCTCGCAACAAGAATTTTAGTTGAAGATAATATACCAGACAACATACCGGATGAAGACCTAATCAGTGGATGCGTTGAGTATATCAATCAGCCCCCACCTAGAAAAAAGTATCAAAAGAAAAAACCAGTACCCAAATTTGGTAAACTGGAACTGTATAAGGCAGAAATTAAGAAAGAGGGGAATGAAACTCACATTGTTGCTTTGTTGGTCACTCGCGATAGAAGAAACAAATATTTTTGGGGTAAAGGTTTAATTGGATAAGCAAAATAAATTTGGTGTAAAGCTATCTCCCGCAGAGGTAAAAGCTTTTGGTGAAATGGCACAACAGAATATGGACTTCTGCAAGAGGTTGATGTTTGATCACTTCACCGGACAAAACGATTATTCTGAGGATCACTTCTTTGAGATAACAAAACTATATTCTAATTCTTATTTGTTTTTGGACTATCTAAAGAAAGTTACAATCAACAAGAAATTGGATGTAGAAAATCTATACTCTATGGAAACAGACGAAGTTTTGAATATCAGCAAGTGTGTTATAACGCTTGTAGAATCTAAACAGGAGTTAAAAGATAGAGGCATCAATCTGGCACTACAATGAGCATATTGATTCAAGCTATATTTTTCTTTTTTGCAGGCCAAGTGCTGGCTTGGTTTCAACTTAATACACAATTCTTATCTAGTTGGTGGCAAGACCGACCGGTTGCTTCAGCGTTGTTGATGGGGGTGCCTTGTTCAATATCTTTTTGGTATGGATGGAAATTGATATGGATTTATTCTGAATCAGTTTGGACCGCAAGGTTTATTGCTCAGTCTGTCGGAATTTTGGTATTCCCTCTTTTAACCTGGGCACTACTGGGTGAAAGTGTGTTAACTCCAAAAACATTATCTTGTTTGGCATTAGCATTAATTATACTTTTTATTCAAATTCGCTATTGACATAGAAACAATAACCTGTATAATTAAAGAGGAGCATTTGCTCCTCTTTTCTTATAAAATAACACTAATTAGTTGAAAAAGGGTATACTAAATGTCTTATAACACTAGAACCTGGAAAAATTTCTTAAATAATAATTCCTTTGATCTTCTTACCGAAGCCAGGATCAAAGATATAAAAGCTAAATATCCGCATTGGGACACTTGGAATATAATAGATCTCTTTGTGCAAGAGCTGACACACAGAAAACTAAAAGTATCTAAATATATTGAGTGGCTTACAATGGTAATGCAGGATTCCTTTAAAAATAACGTTGCTGACTATGATCCTGATGAACCTTTTGATACCAGAGAAATGGAAGACATGCAAGAAACGGCTATAGACTTCTTAAATTTGGTCCAAAATTTTGATAAGAATGTGTCAAAAATTCCAGAAAAAGATATAATGAAATATAAGAAGCCTATAGATTTAGAAACCGCTGTACTGAAGGCAGGTCCAAGTCGCAGCGAAACGGAGCAGGTGTTGAAGCAAGACATTGATAATGTTTATCGTGACGAGGTTGCAGTAGTAGCCCGCCCCCATACTGAGGAAGCGGCATGCTATCTTGGCAGAAATACTAAATGGTGTATTTCTGCAACAGATGCTGATAATTTAGATTTTGACAATCAGTTTAGGACTTACACCAAACAGGGAAATGTTTTCAGTATCGTGAGATTTCCAAACATCCCACAAGATAATCGTTTTCATAAGCTTGCTCTCCGTTTAAACAAGGATGAAGCGAATGATTATCATATTGCTGATGTTTGGGACGTGTTGGACAAAGACTATCAAGTAGAGGATGCTTTACCGAAAGCCCTCAAGCTTTCTGGCCTAAAGGGTACTGATGTGGGTGATGTATACGACGATATAACCACCGCTGCGTTAACGAATGCAAGGAACCGCCCACCAGATACAACTTATCTTGATTTAGAAAGCGCTCAGTGGCAACTGAGAAGAGCCAAGCCTGATTTTCATAGTAATTTTAATGTCTTCTATGTTAAGAGAGGTGATGGACAACCTGGGATTGAATATGGTGCAATGTTTACGATGTATTTTGAACAGGATGAGTTTGAAAAATCGGCAGAGGGTGATTACCGTATAGAATCAAAAGCGATTAGACACACCATCGCAGACTTGTTTGCTGAAGTGGCGGGCTATAGCCTAATGCGCAAGCTTGACGCAGGGGAAAGAGTTCTCGTTTCTACAGAGGAGAATAAGATCGTCTTAGATCTAAAACCAGAATTTGATAGACCGGTCTATCATACTGACCCAGACAGTTATTCCAAGAACGGCGATGGCTTTAAGAAGTTTCTAAACAATAGGAGCATTTCAAAGGGTGCGGGTATGGATATTGAAGCACACATAAGAAAGGGGCTTATTGAAAGGGCGGCGATAAAGAGAAGTCTTTTTCATACTGTTACTTCTAATAAGGAGAAGGTTCAAAAAGGTTTAAAGAATTTTAAGGAAGACAGAGGTCTTGAATATGTAGAGGGCCATCCAACGGAGTATTCATTTCAGGTATATTATGGTAATAAATTTGAATATACAACTGATAATGAAGATTATGAGTTTCCTGCCAACCCTTGGGATATCACGGAGGGTTCAATGGGACAGGATGCACGTAGATTGATGCAGATGTTGAGAAAACATATGCTTAAGCGCGTAAGATCTGTTGCCCCAAAAGATCGCCTCAAAGACATAATATCTATTTTAGACGATAGTATGGTTGATCGCAGTAAGGGCTTTTCTTTCAGGGTCCATACCTGGAATATAACAGGATTCGGAGGCGAGATTACTTCAGATCAGGTAACTGGCACCAAGCCCAGTAAAAAAAGAATACAATTGAATCCTGTGATTAAACTTAATTATAAACACACTGATGATGATGTGTACGCGCTTTTAAGTCTTTTACAACTATTAGATAAAGAGGAAGCATTCTTTAAAGAGAGTTTTGAGGCTGCTGTTGAGGATTTTATGAGAAAATATAGTCCTGGATCCTGGGTGAAACATGATAATCAGGAGATAGAAGAAGACGTGACAAAATATTTCCAAGAAATGATTAGTGAAAGGTCTAGACAAACACAGATATATGCTTTTTATCTTATGCTAGGGTATCGTCCTGCTAAAGATACAGATGATCGTATGCGTGGTCTTGAAGACATTGTGGCTGATATCCGCGCTGTGCCAAGCGTGACAGTTGTTGATGTTAAGGTTAAAAATCAAAAGATCAGTGAAACCGATTATATAGCTGGGCTCAAGCTAAAATTTATTCCAAGTATACCAGGTATTCTTAGATCTCCAGAAGATGCAAAGGTAAAGATTCTACAAGCCATAAGAAAGACCAGGGGGGTGATCAAGATTTTTAAGATTTCGGCTGGTTTTGAAAAGGCTGAATTATGAATAAAGATCAGCTACGTGAATTTTTCCAAGAATACTTACAAGACATTTTTGAATTAAAGCTCATAGATTATAACTTACAGGAATCTGCTAGTAGTGAGTCCAATATTGAGATCAACGCACAAGAAGGTGAAGTACCCACAGTACTTAAAGGGTCTGGAGTGGGCCTGTTGGATTCAGCATATTCAGCGCTGTTTAAACATTATGAGAAAAAATATACTTCTCTGGCCAGTTTAGATCTATATGATGCTTATTTTCAAATAGATCACAGGGCAGAAATATTAAAATCCAATATGAAAATCAAAATTCAATTCAAAAATTCCAGGGGGATTATAACAGATTTTTCTTCCAGCGGGTCTTCAATGGGTTTGACTGGTGTTAACGCACTAGTAAATGCTTTATCTTTTTATATAAATTGTGAATCCCTATTTTGTCGGATGAGATATCTAGTTAAAGATGCAGAGTCCAGAAAAAGAGGTGATATCCTAAGTAAATATAAATATGTTATGGGCCAGGTTGTGGAGGTAAATAACTATTCCGTTGTCACACAAGCTACTTGAAAGACTTTCTTTGATGTTATGGTCTGCAATATTAACGTTTGCTATCTTCGCGATAAAGGACTGCGACGATCACAATAAAAGTGTTGAAAACCCTAGCATTAATCAAACTTATGAAGACTAATTAGTGTATGGCATTTTGTTTCCAAAGACCGAGAAAGTTCAAGGTAGGGGATTTGGTTGGACACTATTTACACGCTAGGGAGTGGATCGGCCTGATACTAAAGTTAAACCTTTTGGGGGAGATTTGTAGCGTAACTGATAGATATGATAATGAAAAGGCGCTGGTAAAAATTATACCAGGAACCAAATATCAAGATTATTTTCATCATCAGAGTGGAGATTTAACAGGGCAGGGTTGGATTTATTGTAAGTGGCTTTACATGATGGATAAAGGAGACAAATATGAATATAAGAAAATTAAAACCGATAATGATTGAGAAAAGTAAAGTTCCAGTGTTTTTATCAAAGTTTGCACCGATCACAATTGGGGCTATTGCTTTATTCCCGTTTGTTTTTTCGGTGGGTGTAATGAGTACTCGCCAAAAGCGTCATGAAACAATACACTTTCAACAACAATTAGAAACAGGTGTACTTGGTTTTTATTTGATCTATCTCTGGGACTATGCCAGAATGAGAATCAAAGGTGTCAGTGGCCCCGAGGCGTATAGGCAGATAAGGGCTGAACAAGAAGCGCATGCCAACGATGCATATGCATCATATCTTTCACGCAGAAAGCGTTATGCTTGGTTGAGGAGGTAACATAATGGCAACTGTTGAAGGCTTGGCAGCAAAGATTGTAGCTTTAAAATTCAAAAAGATTATGGAACGTAAAGGATATATCTTCTTTGAATCTGGAGATCACAACCTAAACATTGTAGGTGTAAGAAATTCCTCTGGTGATGCTAGTAAATTTGATGATTTCTTGAATATGTTTTACAAAACAAAAGGCAAATGGGTCTGGGATTGTTTTCAAATTACAACAGAGCCGGGATGGAAAATTTTAAAAAGACCCATCAACGAAAAGGGGACGGCCATTCTTGTGCCAGATCAATATAGAGGTGTTTATAAGATTGATATACACAAAACATACCCAGCACTTTGTCAGCGCGGAGGCGTTGTAAAAGTTTGGAGAGACAATAACAGGGATAGCGAACCTGATTACGTGGGACCAGAAGATGAAGGCTGGTATGGTATAAATATTCATAAACAATTAGGCTCAGATACAAGGACAGATACGGGAGGCTCAAGCGCGGGCTGCCAGGTGTTCAGGAGCAGCAGAGACTTTAATAGGTTTATGAAGATATGTAATCTCTCAAAAGATAGGTGGGGTAACAGGTTTACATACACACTTATTGAGGAAAAAGATTTAAATTTATGTTGACTTGTATAAAATTATTTGATACATTATAAACATATGATAGAACGAAAAAGACATTTAGCGAAAGCGATCACCTGGAGAGCCGTGGGAAGTGCTGATACTTTTTTATTAGGCTGGTTCTTAACAGGTTCAATAAAAACTGGTGCCTCATTAAGTATTTTAGAGACGCTAACAAAGACTGTATTATACTATTTACATGAGAGAGCTTGGTATAAGACCAGGTGGGGTGTTAAATTAAACAAGAGAAAGGCAGAAGATGTTTAGTATCAATAATAAAGAAAAGCTAAATCAGATTTGCAACACCATTGAAGACATTATTAAAGCTCATCATAATATATACGACTTACCAGTACTAGCAGAATATTGGGAAAACGTGCTTTCTAGATCATTGAGAGCAAATGGAATAAATAACGACTGGACACCAGACCTAAACCACGCTCAGGGGTTAGATATGATTATAGAAGACAAGCTGCGTGTATCTTGCAAGTCTGGTCAAATATTGGGTAGGAAGCAGAACGTCTTGAAGATTAGTGGCTCCCGAATGACAAAACACAAAACACTTCAAGAAAAATTAGATTACTTGGCCGACAAGAAAGAAGATGTTTATATGTGTCTTTCAAGGTCCAAGAAAGATTGGAACAAGGGGAAAAGAAAATATAGTTTCGTTGTATT